TTACTAGAGAAGCAGAAGCTGCAATTAGAAATTCACTTGCAAAAGCCAAAGCAATGCTTGGCGGAGTAGAACCTGAGGATCCAAAACCTACAATAAGCAAAGCAGATATTACTGACAAAGATTTTGGAGTCGGAGAAGGCATGTATGAAACTACTTCTTCTAGTATTGCAGTAGCACCTGTTGCTGTAGGTAATACAATGCAAAAACGTAATCCAGATGGTACTGCTGTAAATGCACAAGATCAAAATACAAACTTAATGGGCGGTAAGAAGAAACCGAACAAGAAAAAGAAAGCATAAATACAGTAGTAATTTAAGGAACACACCATGTCAAAGAAATTAAAAGAAAATTTAGCAGATATGGCCGATATGGCCGAACGTGATCACGAAGTACAAATGGCTCGTGCTGAACTTTACAAGTTAGCAAAGTATTCTATCAAATTGCATGATATGCTTAAAGGTGTTTCTGAAGCAGAGGGCCTTGAAGGCTGGGTGCAATCAAAAATTACCAAAGCAGCAGATTACATTTCAAGCGTTTATCATCACTTAGATTACGACATGAACATGGGTGAAGACAAAGAAATATCTGAAAAGGCTGTTAGCAAAAAGCAACAACGTTTTATGGGTATGGTACATGCAGCACAAAAAGGTGAAAAAGCAGCAAGTCCAGAAGTTGCTAAAGTTGCAAAAGATATGAAAAAATCTGATGCTAAAGATTTTGCAAAAACAAAGCATAAGGGACTTCCTGATAAGGTAGCCAATGAAGACTTATACAAAAACTTACTAGGTAAAAAACTATCTGAAGCAAAGGGTGTTTGTTCCGAATGCGGTAATCCAAGTTGGAAAACATTACCAGAAGAAAAGCAAAAAGGTGTTGATGGCAAAGTGTGCTGGAAAGGATACAAGCGTATGGGCACCAAGAAAAAAGGCGGCAAAACAGTTGATAACTGTGTAAAGGCTTAAGGAGTTATTATGGATTTTCACGCACTACAACATAAGCTATTTGAAATAGATCCTAGCGATCCTGCAGAAGATAAAAAGAAACTAATGGCGCAAGCACAAGGCGGTGCCGCATCGGATGTTCCAGCTACTAAGAACTATATAGAAGAAAGCGTTCAAGTTCCTGAAGGATCCCTTCCTTTAGGATTAGATAGTTTATCTGACTTTGCTGCACTTGCAGGTGTTAAAGTTACAGAAGGACAAAAAATGGGCAGTGCAGGACAAGCAAAAGGTAAAGACCCTATGCCGTCTGCTAACAAGCCTACAAAAGGTCCAGAACAAAAACACCCTTTACGTAATAAACTTGTTGGCGAAGACCAAATGCAAATTGGATCAGATTTATTAGATGTAGCAATTACAGCAGGAGAATTTCAAACTTATTTTGGCCGTGCTTGGAAAGAAAAAAATTACGAAACAATGCGTGTGTTACTAGATGATTTACAAAAAGAAATAACACGAGCATACAAGATAATTGATGGCATGCAAAGTAAAGATGTTCCTACTATAGGAAAAGTTGAATCAAAACATAATACAAACATTTCAAGTATTAAAGAAGAACTATACAAAAGACTAAACACAAGATGAGATTATTGCAAGTTATAAATGAAGGTCCAAACTTTAGTGCTTCGGCTAATGTCGGAGGGATACCTGATGACACTGAAGAAACTAAATCCAAAGGACCAAATTTTGGCAATGACACACCGGAATTAGGAGCAGAAGAAGAAACTCCTACAGAACCAAAAAAGATAGAAACCTTAGACGATCTACATGCTAGTTTTACTGCTGAACAATGGTTTAGAATAGCGTATGCTTTAAATTATCCAAAGTTAAAAAATAACCCAAGTTTAGTCGAACGTGCTGCCAAACGTTGGTTAAAGTATTTAGGTCCTGGAGGTTGGGATTATACTGCAAGCGGATATGCTTTATACAGTAACAATATTACCGATTCTAAAGTTCCAGTTACTACATACCAAGCAATTCACGAATACTTTAAAGAAGTATTAGAGAAAAATAAAGATTTAGATTTTGGTGCTGGATCTGGAGAACCTAGTGAAACAGAAATAGGTCCTCAAGATATAGCAGCAATAGCTAAAGATCTACAAAATGCACTTGGTGGTCCAACTAACGACGAAGCAAAAATTTATGACATACTTAAAAAACTAGGAAATGCTAAAAATTGGGAAGCATTAAAAACTGCTTTTGAAAAAACTGCTAAAACTCCATTAGTTGGTAGAATAAACAGCAGATTAGATATAAAGGAAAGACAGAATGTTTATCGCATACTTAAAGGTATAGGCATCGATGAACAAGGATTAGATATTACTCAAGAAGGTGTATCTGAGTTTTCTAGTCTAGTTCCTGGATACAATGACACAGATTTATTTACAAAATATGATACAAGCAGTGATAAAGAAAATGCAAGACAATATCTAATAGAACTATTTAGAGCCTTTGTAGCATCAGGTACTAAACAAGCAGAAATTGAGGCTTGGCTAAGCAGAACTAATACTAATGCTGATGATAGACCGTTACCACAAGAAGAATATCGTAAAAAGATGAAAGAAGATATTCAAAAGCAAGCAGAAGCAGGCGGCATTACTAAAAAAGAAATAGATCAAAAGTTTCAGGCAATGGTAAATTTTGCTAAAGCAAGAATGAAAATAGTACCTAATTAATATGGCATTTTTAGTTCATAACCTTCCACCAATCCCAGTGTATGTAAAAAAAGAATACTTGTACGACCTAGAAAAAGGTCACGGAGAACTTACTCCTGGTATTTGGATAAGCGTAAAAAGCATACAAGGTAAAGCATTATATTTTGAAACACTACTAACTGACTATGGAGCTCTTTATGATAAACTACCTATTTCGGCTTTCGTTTGGAAAATTGGTCCTAGTGATGACCATTTGCCTTTGGACGTTCTCCAGCTTTGGGATTGCTTCGACTATGATATTACAGTCATCAAAAAACCACTTTTGTCTCGTTGTGAATTCTTTGGCAAAGATAGAAGGATGCATGCCGGAGAATACTGCTTCACAATCGATAATTGTCATACAGACTCTTCCACCCTTGACACCAATTTCAGTGAGCACGATCCCGAGCACAAATCTTTCAACATTATCAAACTCGATAATGGACAATTCGCTGCCCAACCAAACAATCGAGTAATTTGGCGAGATCAAAGTTTAGTTCCCGAGGAAACACAACGTCCAGACTTTAAAGTCTGTACTCAAAACTATACTGTTGAAACAACACCTAAATGGAGTGTTGGACACTCGGAAGAATGGCAGTATCAAACCAAGGAAGAAGAAGGTGACGCCTAGCCATAAAGAAATATGTAGAATTTTTTATATGGTTAAAGGACACCTCGATACTTCAGAAAAGACTATGCTAGAATGTTATGATGGATACATAAGACGTCTTTGGGGTAATCACGAAGCTGTATATCACGAAGACGGTTTTGAAGAAGCATATACAAAAAAATACTTGACAAAATCTAAATAATCACATATAATATACATAAACTAACAGGAGGAACCTATGAGCGACCGTACCTATGGTGCAGAAGAAAAGGCAAAACTAGAACGCCTAGTAAATGAAGGTGTAACAGTACTACAAGAAATTGAAGACTTACAGGCAGGATTAAAAGATACTGTAAAGGCAGTAGCAGAAGAATTAGATATTAAACCAGCTCTTATCAACAAAGCAATTAAGATTGCACAAAAAGGTGATTGGGATCGTGTTGCTGATGAATTTGACGATCTAGAAACACTTGTTGCTACTGTTGGAAGAGACAAGTAATATATGCAAAGAATAAAAGACTTTTGGTTACATAGTTGGCATACAGATAAAATAGCATTTGTATTTGAACTTATAAGTTTTGTATTTACAGTGGGTGCAAGTTTAACACTTGCACTACACGCAGATGCTCCTGACATGCGAATTGTATATCCAGGATTCTTTATTGGTTCATGGACGGCTGTGTATGCGTATTATAGACGCAAACTTGCATGGCCTATGATGCTAACAACATATTTTGGATTTGTAAATGTATTCGGGTTTGGCGTTGCAATGCAATGGTGGTGAATATATAATACATAGAGTCGCTCACTTTAAGAGCATGAAGCAGGCAAGCGTTGGCCTTTAACAACGAGGAGGCAGAATGAGTTACGTAGATGCATATTTTGACAGAGACTCTGACATTATCCGTGTCGTAGAGAGAACAGACGGTAAAAGACGTTATACCGAATATCCAGTAAAATACACATTTTACTATGAAGATCCCCGAGGCAAGTATAAAAGTGTATATGGTGATCCGCTTAGTCGTATTGTTTCTAAGAATACAAAAGACTTCCGTAAAGAACTTGCTATTAACAATTCAAAAAAACTTTTTGAAAGCGACATCAATCCAATCTTTCAATGTTTAAGCGAGCATTATCTGAACCAAGATGCACCTAAACTAAACATTGCATTTTTCGATATTGAGACAGACTTTGATCCAGAGCGTGGCTTTGCTGACCCAGCAGATCCATTTATGCCTATCACTGCTATCACTGTACATTTACAATGGATTGATGCACTTATTACACTAGCACTTCCGCCTAAAACATTAACAATGGAACAGGCAAAAGAAGAATGTAAGGAATGGGGGCAGGATGTTATTTTATTTAATAGCGAAGCAGATATGCTTCAAACATTTCTCGATCTAATTGAAGATTCAGATATCTTAACAGGTTGGAACAGTGAAGGTTATGATATTCCATACACTGTTAATCGTGTAAAGCGTGTGTTGAGCAAGGATGACACAAGACGTTTTTGTTTGTGGGGACAGTTGCCTAAGAAGCGTGAATACGAAAAATATGGGAAACAAGCTGAAACCTATGACCTAATAGGCAGAGTGCATTTAGATAGTTTGGAATTATATCGTAAATACACATATGAAGAAAGACACACTTATCGACTTGATGCCATTGGTGAAATGGAAGTCGGCGAGCGTAAAACTGTTTATGAAGGTACGCTCGATCAACTTTATAACAATGACTTCCGAACGTTTATCGAATACAACAGACAAGACGTTGCACTACTGGACAAGCTGGACAAAAAACTAAGATTTATTGATCTTAGTAACGAACTAGCACATGCAAATACTGTTTTGCTACAGACCACTATGGGTGCTGTTGCTGTTACAGAACAAGCAATTATAAACGAAGCACATCACAGAGGATTGCAAGTTCCTAACAGACCAAAGCGTGACGATGAAAACACACAAGCCGCAGGTGCGTATGTTGCGTTTCCTAAAAAAGGCTTACACAAGTGGATCGGTTCAATGGACTTGAACTCACTGTATCCATCAGTGATTCGTGCATTGAATATGGCTCCAGAAACTATTGTAGGACAGATTCGTCCTGAAATTTCAGAAGCACGTATCCACGAAGATATGACACTTAAGAAAAAGTCTTTTGCAGGCAGTTGGGAAGGACGCTTTGGAACAGAAGAATATGAAGCAGTTATGGAACAACGCAAAGATGTTGCACTAACTGTCGAATGGGAAGATGGTAGAGAAGATGTATTATCAGGTGCTGAAATATATCAATTAATTTTTGATAGCCATCAGCCTTGGATGTTAAGCTCAAACGGAACAATTTTTACACATGAATATGAAGGAGTTATACCAGGACTACTTAAACGCTGGTATGCGGAACGAAAAGACCTACAAAAAATGCTTAAAAAAGCAAAAGACGCAGGCAATGATGCTGAGATTGCATTTTGGGACAAACGGCAACTTGTTAAGAAAATTAATCTTAACTCTCTTTACGGGGCCATTCTTAATCCTGGTTGCAGATTTTTTGACAAAAGGATAGGACAATCAACTACACTTACTGGTCGTACTATTGTTAAGCACATGAGTGCTGAAGTTAATAAAGTTATTACTGGAACTTATGATCATGTTGGCGAGTCGGTTATCTATGGTGATACTGACTCTGTTTATTTTAGTGCATATCCTACATTGCGCAAAGAAATTGATGCAGGTAATATTCCATGGACAAAAGAAAATGTCATTACACTTTATGATCAAGTAGCAGACGAAGCAAATGGTACATTTGTATCGTTTATGGGCAAAGCATTTCACTGTCCAAAAAGTCGTGCAGATGTTATTGCCGCAGGTAGAGAAATTGTTGCACAGTCAGGCCTGTATATTACTAAGAAGCGTTATGCGGCATTGGTGTTTGATACAGAAGGTTTTCGTTCAGATACAGATGGCAAGCCTGGTAAGGTTAAGGCTATGGGTCTAGACCTTAGACGCTCAGATACGCCCGTATTCATGCAAGAATTTTTAAGTGAAGTATTGCTTATGGTGCTTACTGATAAAAGCGAAAAAGAAGTATTAGAACGTATTACACAGTTCCGCAAAGACTTCCAAGAGATGCCGGGCTGGGAAAAAGGTTCGCCTAAACGTGCAAACAAGATTGGACACTACCAACGCTTAGAACAAAAGCAAGGCAAGGCTAATATGCCTGGCCACGTAAGAGCAAGCATTAACTGGAATACACTAAAACGCATGAACGGTGACAAATACTCACAAGAAATTGTAGATGGCATGAAAGTCATTGTTTGCAAACTGAAACAGAATCCATTAGGTTATACAAGTGTCGCTTATCCAACAGATGAGTTAAGACTACCTGATTGGTTTAAAGAACTGCCATTTGATGATGCAGCAATGGCTGAAACTATTATTGATAATAAGTTAGACAATCTCATTGGAGTGTTGGATTATGACCTAGAAGATACTAAGCAAAACACAACATTCAATAGTCTGTTTGACTTTGGAGACTAATATGAAAATAAAGTTTGAAGTAGAACTTGATACTGAAAAACAAAGAGACCTAGAACTAGTAGATGACATTATTTTTCAACTGCAAGATGTCCGTGATTTGTTAGAAGACTATCAAGAAAACCTAAATAAACAACAAACAAAGAAAACTAATACACGGAGAAAGTAATGAAGTTTAAAAGTAATAGTATAGAAGGTGTTGTTGTTAAAAACGACGACCGCTATATTGTAAAAGACAACACAACTTTAAAAAATCTTGTTGTTAGTAGTACAAGATTGAATCCTCGTAAAAGTACAAGCGGACACAAACACAAAGGACAAGAAGAAGTTTATATGTTTCTAGAAGGTTATGGAACAATGGAACTTGATGGTGTAACTTATCATGTAGAAGCTGGAGATACTGTGCTAATCGAAGATGATGTATTTCACAGAGTACATGCAGGAAATGAAGAACTTTATTTTGTTTGTATATTTGACGGAAAAAGGAGATCGTGAGTTTTAGGTGTATTGATAGTTAAATCTATAAAGTCACTCAAAAAGTCAAAATGTAAAGATAGTTCTTGGAATATTTCACCTGTAATTTGATTGTATGAATTTTTTCCTATACTTTGAAAGTAAGATCGCTTAAGACCTTTTCTACTTCCAAAAGAAGGAAAAACTCCAGATACAAAAAGACATGTATCTCCTAGATCTTTTGCAGATGATTTATTTGATATAGACATATATGCTTCTGCAAATGACTTTTCAGGATGCCAAGTAGGTTTATCAATATGGATAGCTAATACCATCACTACATAATGCTCAAGATGTATTGGCAATTCGTAGCCTGATGTTTCTTGAGCCTCACGTACTATACCGAAAAAAGCATTAGTATAGGCATCATTCATAATATATTTATACTTGACAAATAACATTTAAAGTAGTATAATTTAAAATATAGGAGATAAAATGAAAGTAGGATTTACTTGTTCAACATTTGATTTGCTACATGCCGGACATGTACAAATGTTACGTGAAGCAAAAGATCAATGTGATTATCTTATATGCGGACTACAAGTTGATCCTAGCGTAGATAGAGCAGAAAAGAATGCTCCTATACAAACTGTAGTAGAACGTTATACCCAATTAAAGGCAGTAGGGTATGTCGATGAAATTATTCCTTATGGAACTGAAAGAGACTTAGAAGATATTCTTCAAATGTATCATATAGATGTTAGAATACTAGGCGAAGAATATAGAGATAAAGACTTTACCGGAAAAGATATTTGCCGTCAAAGAGATATCGACTTATACTTTAACAAACGCGACCATCGCTTTTCGTCAAGTGATTTACGTGCGCGAGTAACGGAGAAAGAAAATGGGACAACTACCTGAAGGAAGAAAAGCACTGACAGATCAAGATATGGTTATATTGCTACACAATATGGCACGTACTGTAGAATCTTACGGAGCGTCTAATATTGATGCAAGTGAAATTAGACAAACAGCAGACCGTTTTTCAGAACTTGCTAAGGCAGCAAGTTTTGCACAGCATAAGGCACAGCAAGGATGAAACAGTTTTTGATTATACTTGTACTAATGGCAGGTGCATTTGGATTAGGTATAGAGTTTGCATATCAAATTCATCCATACGAAAGATGCACAGTAGAAAAAGGCTTTACAAAAGCAGAGGATATTGGCGAATGTATTTGGCTTCTAAATAACCAGGAATCACTTAGATGAACAAGTTTATATTTGATGTAGATGGAACCTTAACACCTAGTAGGCAAGGAATGAACGGACGGTTTCAAGACTACTTTTTAGATTTTTGTTACGGTAATCATGTATATCTTGTTACCGGCAGTGACAGAGCAAAAACTCTAGAACAAGTAGGTCCTGATGTTTTAGAAGCAGTACAACGATGTTACAACTGCAACGGTAATGACGTATGGGAACAAGATATTAATGTTAGCACAAACGATTGGATTCTTCCAGAAACAGCACAAGAATGGTTAAGCGAGCAACTAAGTGCTAGTGCATTT